CTGCATAGCCTAGACCTTTCCAAAACTCAATCCACTCTGGCTCCTGCTTAATGTTAATGTGACCCCATTGTGCATCATTAACAGTACTTTCAGGTGTAGAGCTAAACAATATAAATCTAGGCTCAATAATTTCAATCGCATTCTTAATCTCCTGGTCAGTCATATGCTCCGCAACCTCAATAAACAACATTAACTCAGCTGCCTTTGGTTTAGCAATAACCTTCAAGTCTGGATAATTCTCCTTGCAGTAATCTCTGTGACTCTTAAACACATCCTGAGCCATAATATCATAGCCATCCATACGCAACACCTCAGAGTAAACCCCTGTGCCACATCCGTAGTCAATAACATTAGTTGCATTAAACTTTCTGCAATACTTTGAGACATTCTTTCCCAAATTCACAAATGCAGGATTGTTCATCGTGAGGTTCATAAGTTCAACCTCAGCCTTTAAAAACTCTTGTTCTGTAATCATCGTGTTTAGTTTATTTTACCATTACAGACAATAACTTTATCGTCTGCTCAATTATTTCCTTCTTAGAAGTTCCTTCTTGAAACTCAAAGGTGTAGTCCTTAGCCTTACACCAACAAGTAAACTCATCACTTAAACTCTGGGCTTTTACTGTTATCACCCCATTCACCGGATCAAAGTTCTTGTTCAATATCTTCGTCTTCATCTTCTGTATCTTGCGTGTCTAGTTCTTCTGTTTCTAAGCTCATACCTCGCATATCACTCAACGGCATATAGTTCGAAGGAACTAACACCTGAGTCTCATCTACCAAAGTACCATATCCTAATGCTTCTCTAATCTCATCCTGACTGAATACCATCGCTTGGCGCATCCAATGAATCAACTCCTTCTTGTCAGCCTCCAATTCAGGATAAACGTCAGTATCTGACATCACAACCAAGGTATTATCTCCATACCATTGACGTGCCATCTTAGTCCACACATCATCCATCTTTCTCAACAATGGCAACACGCAGTTAGTAATCACTCTAGTATCACCTGCCTCACTATTCGCCAATGTTCCCTGCGGACTTAACAACTGAGAAGGATATCCGTAGATATTCGCAACCTGTCGTTCCAAATCCAAGTTAAAGTCCAAGATACCCATGTCCACCGGACTCAATCCTATCTGCACCCACTTCAAGTCACTAGGTGTCACAACAATGTCTCCTGCATTGTGTGCCCCCATGTGATTCTGTCTGAACGAGTCGTTAATCGCCACAGCTTGCTCAGCAGTCAACTCAGCCTGATCTGCGTGCTTAGCGTTTCCACTAACAATACCACTAGGACCCATGTTCGCAAACAATGACCCCTGTGCCACATCTGCATATCTCTTCTGAGAAATAATGTTTACGCTACTTCTCAAAGGACTTAATCCCCAGAATGTACTCTCATAGCCTTCCCACTCAGAAACAGGGTTAAAGTACTTAAAATGTGCTATCTGATTATTTGGAATTACATTATCAAAATTATACGTTATTGCATATCCTGCTAATGGCTGAGTACGGTCTCCTGACATCACAGGCTTCACAGTCGGACTCGGTACACTCCACAACTCAACAGGCTGCGTAGCTCTAAGACCAATACCAGGTACAGAAGCATACACAATCGCATTTCCTGTAATCAACAAGTATCCTGCAACCTCTTCTCTCAACTGTCTTCCAGTACTAGTCGGATTCGGCATATCCATCAACGCTAAGAACGGATGCTGCTCAATAGACTCAAATGCCTTGACCCTCAACTTAGCCAATTCAGTAGCATTCTCCTTACTCTTTACATACTTCTTCTTAGCAAAGTATTTCTCTGCAAATCGCTTATCCTTAACCCGATACAACATCGGAGTAGCATCAGCACTCTTTTCAACTATCTTAGATACAACAGATTGTACAACGGGAATAGTCTTGTAAGCCTTATCAATATATATGCTGTCCTTTGCATCATATGGCATCCATACCCCCTTGATATACTGCCATTGCAGGGCCTGCGGTAAGCCTAGCTCTTTAGTTCTGAATGCCTTGAAAAGATTCATCTATTTTTTTTTATTTGTAAAAGTACAAATTTTACCTAAATAATTTTCCCCTTATCAACACAAACCCATCAGCCTTCTTTTTTACCATCAACTCAGTCAATCCCCACACCAAGGCATCAACCCTATCCGGTGACTTTCCCCTCTCCGGATCAAACGATATCATCTGATTCTCCAACGCAGGGAAGCTACCAACGTGGAACACCTTACCCTGTTCATACAACGAATACACAGGCTCCGCTCTCACATACTTCCCCTTCGTAGCACTCACCAACTTCACCCTCGTGCCAATCCCCTGACTCTTCAACACAGCCTCAACCATGTCACCACCCTGGTTCTTCTCCGCCACAATACAATCCGCAGCCCACCTGAACGCAGCATCATTCGCAATCTTACTCCAATGATTCGGTGAGTACTTCCCACTCAAGTCCTCCAACACATACGCATTCCCTTCCTTGTCCTTACCACATACGATTATACCAGTCTCATCACTATCCATGTTCGCAGTAATCGCAGGGTCAATCGCAACAACAATCCTATTCATGTTCGGAGCCTCCGACATCCTCGCCTTCATGATTATATCCCTGTTCCACAACAAGCCATCCTTGTCATCCAACCACACTCCCAAGAACAAGTGAGCATATCTGTGCGGATTCTCCAACTTCGCCCTCTCAGCAGCCTGTATAAACGAATCACTCAAGTTCTGCTTGTTATCCACATATGTCGTGTGAATATATGTCGTATCACTCCGCTTCTCCCTTACAAATGCCTTATGTATCCAATGACTCTTGAAACTAGGGTTCATAACCAATATAACCCTGTTCGGCTTGTCCTTCGCCCTTATACTCAAATCAATCTTGTCAAACACATCGTGATCTCCCAATTCCTCAGCCTCATCCAATACCCAGGTAGTCACATTCGCAATCGACTTCAAGTTCGCAGTCGCAGTACCATGATTCGTCTTAATACCCCTGAACAATATCTTCGACCCCGTAGCCTTATTTATAATCTCAGTCTGCGTAATCTCAAAGTCAGCCTCCTTACCCATCACCTCAATCTTATCAATAAACTCTGGAATAATCGAAATAAACGCAGATACCAATGTCCATCTCGTAAACAATATCACATGACCCTTCTCATACGTCAAATTCAACAGAAACAATGCCAATGTCCATGACTTACCACTTCCCCTGCCACCAGTAATCAAATAGTACCTCGTATCAGGATTCTGATAGAATAATGGCTTATATGCCTCAAGTAGTTGTATCATATTCTAGTCTTGTAAATATGGGACATTCCCCCCACATCTCGTTTTTTAGCTAATCCCAATTTTCGCCATTTGCCTTTTTGGTTTCATTCTCGTACACTCAGGAATAGGGGTACCCCATTTTTTGAATATCTGAATTTTCCCTATTTGGCTTTTTGATCCGGTTTCCGTACACTCGCAAGCACACCCCCCCCCATATGCAACAATATGTAACTATGTATCAATTTGTTACATATTTATTCTTTGTCGCCCAGGTTAACTACCTCAATTTTTGGGACGGCTTCGAACTCAATTGCCTCCGCCTCCTTAAACTCTATTGCGTTACTTATCCAAGCAATCGGCGGAGCGATACTCTCACCATTAGTAGTAATGTCTAGTTGTTGCTTCGGCATACCGAACCGATAACTTAACCATAGCTTTATGGCTGCCGTGTCTCCCTCCTTGACCTTAAATAGTAACGCTTGCCAAATCTCATTTGGAACACTTACCGCATCCATCTGCTCAATAATTTTTATCTCTTGGATTTTAGGCTTTCGACCCGCCCCAACTCTAGCACCTCCGTTCTTTGACATTTTCCTTACAACTCCCCTTTAAACTGAAATAATCTGATTAATCACTTTAAAGGTAATTCATATAAACAAGTAATAATTTAAAAATAATTAACAATTTACTTGCATTTGATTACAATGAGTTGTAATATTGTACATCATTTAACCCTAATCAATCAAAACAATGAAAAATTCAACCAAAACAATCAACGCAAACACTAAGGCAAACCTTATCGCTTTCGGCATTATGGCGGTAATTTTGACCCTAGGGATCATTTACGGCTTGGAATTGACCAATAGCTTTTACATCTCTGAAAACTACTAATATGAGAAAGGCTAGAAAAGTACTCGTTCAGATTATTTATTTTATTATCGCATTTAGCCCAATTTTCTTCTTGGGTTATTTGCTAGGACTTAAACTATTAGAAAACTAAAACACAGAAAACATGGAAAATTTAACTGAAAAAATTGCAATTGAGTTCTTAAAGTCCAAAGGTTACTTGACAGACTATTTCTTTCACAGAATAGATGTGCAAAGAAAGTACAATGCAACAGATGAAGAGGCGGACGATATCATTAGAACTGCGGTAGGTAGCGATGGAATTATGGAGAGAATACAATATGGAATAGACTTTTTATGTAATGGGGAAATTGAACCTATAAAGTCTAACCAATATGTAACTGAGACAGACCTAATGATTATGTCAAGGGATGGCATTATCGGATGGCTATGTTGGAATGATAGAAACGGAATATATAGAGACGAAGAGTGCGAACTTGAGGGAATTGACCCGATGACTAGAGAAGAGGCATTAGAGATGGCATTAGATCAAATTAGAGGATAATAAAAATTAATCAATAACTAAAACACACACAAAATGAAAAATTCAGAAATTATCCATACTTACTACGGCTATTCAGATGCCAAATCAAAATCAATCGTTTGGAATGCCTATGCAGAGTATTTCACCGCTGAGGAGATTATGGAGGAGGGATTTAATATTAATAGCGGATATGTTTATTTGGCTTTAGAGATGGGGGTAACCATCGCAAGTGCATTTGGTCAAGAGGTTGAGTATATAGTAGTTGACCATGAGACTGACGAAGAGATGTTTTTTGATTCCATCCTCTCACTGCAAACCTATTTAGAAATGGTTAAAAAAGGTTAACCGATGAGACTTTAGTAGTCGAAACATTAGGGGGGATTTATCCCCCTTTTGTCTTAACCATAAACAACAAAACAATGATTACAGAAATCCGAATGAATAGTAAATGGGAAGCACTACGAGATTTTTCCATAGGTATCGGCTCACACGCATGGAATCCAAACACAACAAGCCTACTAATAAAAAAAGGCACTATTTTAAAATGGGATGATGATGCACCAAACGGAAATGTTTGGTTTTATGTCGAAATAGATGGAGTAAAACACCGAGGTAAGACAGAAAGCGGAAGCATTTTGAACCTAGTAAAAAGCGGTTTTATTCAATTGATTGATAATGGTCAATCCTATAGAGTCTATTCAAAAGAATATGTAGAAAGGTATTTTAGTATTTAAAATTAAAAGCGGAGGGTTTAGGATCAGCCGCTTTTTTTTAGCCTATTTTAAGCCGTTTTAAGCCATCCAAATTTTCGCCTATGTAACACGACCAAACTAAAAATATCGTTCAACCAGCGACCTAAAAATAGGTCTTATCCGATTTTTACGGATATGGCATGACCTTGGCTTGCATCTCCTTGCATGAACTTGCACGGCTATGTACCCCCATAGTGTAAAACATGGCGGGTTGACCCATAGTGTAAAACATGGCGGAAAAACCCATAGTGTAAAACAGAACCGGTTGACCAGGTTAGTGGAAAACAGAACCGTTTTGCCTGGGCTTCTACTTAAAAATAAAACCAGCCAATCAAATAAATAAATTACCCTTAGTGTAAAACAGAACCCATAGTGGAAAATAAAATTGACAAATCACTTGCAACTAATACAACTCTTTGTAAATTGCATCATACTAAACACACACACTTATGTTAAAAGACCATTACTACTGCCTTGAGCAGTCTGGGCTCACTCTCGAGCTAGAGTCATTTCAGAATGACGGAATCGCCTTAGAACTATACTTTGGTTCAGGCAAGTCGCTAACCTTGGACATCTATGATGACCTTACAGAGAAGTTCTCTGCCCACTACAGGACTATCTGTTCTGTGCTTGATCCATTTATTGTTGAACAATTAGAAGAAGAAGTTAAGAAATGCTTTACGAAATGATGAGTGCCACAGAGTACGGAGTACTCAAGGGCTATAGTGAAAAATCAACTCGAGTACACCAGATTATTCGTTCCGGTGTATTTCCTCCTGAATGGGTGCAAGCTCCCAAGAAGATAGGCAATCAATGGATAGTATTCGTTTCTACTAAATGGATTCAAGATGGTAGAGGATAGAATTAAAGAATGGATTCTTGAAAACTATGGGGAACTACCCGATAGTGTAAAACATGAGATGCTGATGACATTCGAGATGTATTGGGATCAGTTCAATTTCAGATACGCTGAGATTAAAACTTTAGAAACTTATAAACACTTGAAGCCATGACCTGGGTGTATGTCATTCTCATGCTGACCTCAGCTTACCTAATAGGTTTAG